ACCATTGACAACACGTTTAACGACAACAAAACCACGATAAATAATCGTACATATTATCTTGGGATGGACTTTGTTACTGGTGTTGCTTCTCCTGAAGTAAAACAACACTCTGGAAACATTATATACGTAGATAATAGACCATCTATCACAAGATCGTCGAATCAAAAAGAAGACATAAAAGTTATCTTGCAGTTCTAAAGAATTATGCCACAGCAGACGAATTTAAACGTAGCACCATATTTTGACGACTTTGATCCGACGAATGACTACCATAAGGTGCTTTTTAAGCCTGGATATCCTGTACAGGCTAGAGAATTATCGACTCTGCAGTCTATTCTGCAGAATCAAATAGAAAGATTTGGACAGCATTTCTTTAAAGAAGGTGCAAAAGTTATCCCAGGTAACACGGGATATTCTCAGTTGTACTATGCTGTTCAGTTGGCAAATACGTATCAGGGCGTCCCTGTTGAGGCATATATTGAGCAATTAATTGGTTCGACTATTACTGGTCAAACCTCAGGTGTTACTGCGGTAGTAGATAACGTTCTTTTCTCTGCAGATTCTGAGAGAGATAACTTAACTTTGTATGTGGCATACAAAGGTTCTTCTACAAGGGATAATGCGACACAAACGTTCTCTGATGGAGAACAACTTATTTCCAATCAAACAATTTCATCTGGACTTCTTGGAAACTCTGTTATCAATCCAGGAACTCCATTTGCACGTACAATTCCATCAGGTTCTGCAGCTACTGGATCTGTATTCCAGATAGAACAAGGCGTATATTTTGTTCGTGGTAATTTTGTAAATGTAAATAGAGAATCTTTAATCTTAGATCAATACTCAAATACTCCAAGTTACAGAGTAGGTTTATTTGTATCAGAAGAGATTGTAAACTCCAATACAGATGAATCTCTAAATGATAATTCTCAGGGATTTAACAATTATGGTGCTCCAGGTGCTGATAGATTAAAAATTTCACTTAGTCTCCTTAAAAAGTCTCTTACAGACTTTAATGATGATAACTTTATTGAGTTAGCAACAATTATTAATGGAGTTCTGCAGACCTCAGCAGTAAAGAGAGGAAGTGCCAGAGGTGGTGGTGGAGTATTCTTTGATGACCTCACAGATATTCTTGCAAGAAGAACTTTCGATGAAAGTGGTCACTATGTAGTAAAACCCTTTAATGTATCGATTATTAATTCCCTAAACAACAATAGAGGAAATCAGGGTTTACTTGATGCGGGTAAATTTACTCCTAGTGGAGGAACTGTCTCTGACGATCTTGCTCTTTGTAGAGTCTCGCCAGGTAAGGCATATGTAAAAGGATATGAAATTGAGACAATTGCTCCAACATTTATTGATGTTAACAAGCCAAGAGCAACTAGAACAATTGAAGACCAGTTCTTCCAATATAATACTGGTCCCACTTTAAAACTCAATAGCGTTTATAGATCTCCTACGGTAGGTGTAGGTAATACTTTTGTATTGAGTTTGCGTGACCAAAGAATAGGTGTAAACTCTGAGACCGCCCCAGGAAAAGAAATTGGATTAGCAAGAGTATTTGATTTTAGATTAGAGTCTGGTTCATACAATACCGTTTATCCAAAACTTAATGAGTGGGGAACATCTTTATACGATATCGTACCATTTACAGAGATTACATTAAATCAAGCAATTACTGTAGCAGTTCCTGCATATGTTGAGGGTAATAGTAGCGGTGCTACTGGATTCTTAAGACACTCAGTATCTGCAGGAACCGCAGTAACAGTATACGACAGAAAAGGTGAATTTATTGATAATGAAGTTTTAAGTTTCAAAAGTTCAATTAATGAGGGTCAGGAAGTCTATAGATCTATTTCTAGCATCAGATCTTATGGAATTTCTGATGTAAAATCAGTTTATTCCAACACGGGTATCGTTTTTGGTACAGGTGGATCAGCAATCACTGGCATCAACACTTTTAGCGCAAACGTTGTTCAGTCTACTCGTTCTACTGTAGAAAATATTGTAAGTATAACTGCAGCAAATGCAGGTATAGCAACCGTAACTTCTACTAGCCCTAGAATTCCAGGTAAGTTAAAAGTAAATGATTTACTTGAGTTTTCAAATGTAAGTGTTTCCTCAACTTTCCCAATCATTGCCAGAGTAACAGGAGTTACCACAACAAACGTAACTATTCAGGCAGTTACTTCAGTTGATGGTGAAGTAGAAGGAACTCTTCCAACTTCTGCATTTACTCTAGCACAAGGTGAGTTAAAAATTCTTACCACTGCTTTAGACGTTCAGTCTGATGGAACTCTTTATACTCCTTTCCCTAAAGAAAATATCGCATCAGTAGATCTTACTGATGCATTCTTAAATATTAGAAAAACTTTTGAGATAGACATTACAAATAATCAAATTGCTAGTGCAAGTTTAGTTACAATTACATTACCCGTAGGAGAATCTTACCTTCCATTCACGGCAGAAAGATATACATTAACTAGATCTGATGGACTTATTGAGGTTCTAACATCTGATAAGTTCTCTTTTAGTGCTGACGGAAGAGAAATTCAAATTAGAAATCTTGGAGCAGATGATACCAATGCAAAACTAACCGTTACAGTACAAAAGAGAAAAGTAAAATCTAAAAAGAAAGTTAAAAATAGAGTAAGAAGTCTTGTAGTTGATAAATCAGTTAGCCCAGCATCTGGAATTGGATCTACAACTTTAAATGACGGACTGTCTTATGGTAATTTTCCATTTGGAACAAGAGTTCAGGATAAAGTTATTTCTTTAAATTCTCCAGATATTATTGAGATTCATGGAATTTATGAATCCTCCCAAGTAAATCCAACTTCTTTTGGATCTCCATCTATGGAGATGGTTCAGTTAAATGGACCAACTGCGACTGTTAATGATTTTATTATTGGAGAATTGATCGTAGGACAAACTAGTGGGGCATCTGCTGTTGTTGCGGAAGTTGTTAACAATGCAACTATACGTTATATTAGTAAGAATAACTTTAAATTTGTAGAAGGAGAAACAGTAGTTGCTCAAGAAACAGAGGTTGGTGGTGTTATTAGTGATCTAGATACAACTTCTTTTGATATATCTACTAACTTTACATATTCTTCTGGGCAAGGAAAAACCTTTTACAATCATGGATTCTTAACAAGAAAACCAGATTCTGAACCTCCTTCCAAGAAGATAAAAATTTACTTTAAGAGTGCTTCATTTGATACCACAGATACTGGAGATATTGTAACCGTAGAATCCTATAATGATTTTGACTATTCTACAGAGGTCAAAGCGATTAATGGATATCTCAATACTGATATTATTGATTTAAGACCAAGAGTAAGTAATTACACTACTGCTACTGGAAGTAGATCTCCTCTTGAGTTCTTAGGTAGAACTTTTAATAGAGCAGGTTCTTCTGTTCCTAACATTTTAGCATCTAATGAGAATATTTTCCTTGATTTTTCATACTATCAAGGAAGAATTGATAGATTATTCTTGAATAAAGATGGAAAGTTCCAAATGAAGTTTGGAACTCCATCTGATGATCCAGTAAAGCCAAACCCAGTTGATAATGCAATTGAGATTGCAGAGATTAGATATCCTCCTTATCTGCATAATGTACAACAGGCATCGATTAATTTCCTGAAGTACAAGAGATTCCAGATGAAGGACATCAAAAAACTGGAAGATAGAATTAGAAATCTTGAGTATTATACTTCGCTATCAATGTTGGAATCAAACACAGCAAATATGTTTGTTCCAGATGCTAATGGACTTAATAGATTTAAGTCAGGATTCTTTGTAGATAACTTTACATCATTTAAATCTCAAGATTATTTCTTATCAAGAAAGTATAGTATTGATCAGGTTCATAAGTTGATGAGACCTTCTCACTATGCAACTTCGGTTGATATGATGACCGGTCCAGTGGTTGATGTAGATCCTACTGAAGACAAGAGAACTTCTAATATTGAAGGAATTAATATAAGAAAGCAAAATGATATTGTAAGTCTTGAGTATTCTGAAGTTGAATATGTAAAACAAACATTTGCAACTAGAACTGAGAGTGTAACTCCGTTCTTGATTAGTTTCTGGCAAGGTACTATTTCACTTGTTCCTTCATCAGATAACTGGGTAACTCAAAACAGACGGGAAGCAAAAACTATTGAGGTTCCTGGAAATTATGCTGACATTATGTCCGAGGCAGAGGAAAAATATAATGTAGATCCTCAAACTGGTTTTTCTGCTACAGTATGGAATTCTTGGGAAACTGATTGGTCTGGAACTACTAGTGTAGTTAGAGATACTAGAAGAAGAACAGACACTTCTAGTAGAACATTTGGTAGAGGTGGTTGGATTAACGGCGGATCTGGAGGACCTGCTGCTTGGGTTAGACAAACAACGTCTCAAACAGTTGAGGATGTTGTCAATAATACTGTTGAGGAAGGAACCAAGAGTAGATCTGGAACAACAACAATGGTTGTTGAGGAGTTTGAAGAAATTGATGCAGGTGATAAGGTTCTGAACACTGAAGTAGTTAATACTGTTAGATCTAGAAACGTAGAATTCTATGCAAATAATCTAAAACCTGCAACAAGAATTTATGCATTCTTTGATGGTAAAGATGTAACTAAGTATTGTGTTCCTAAACTCATCGAAATTGAGATGAAGTCTGGGGTATTTGAGATAGGGGAAACAGTATCTGGTAGAGTTATATCTACTGGATTATCAGACGAGGGTAAAAACACCAACCCATCTATCAATTTTAGAGTAGCACAATGTAATCATAGAAGAGGTGATTATGATGCTCCGACCGAAACTTATCCAAATAATCCATACATAACTGGCAATACTACAATTCCAGAAACATATTCGTCAGTTTCTACAACTTTGAATGTTGATACATATTCTCTTGCTGATCAACCACAAGGAAATTTCTTTGGATATATTCAGACTGGAATGACTCTTACAGGAGAAACCAGTGGTGCTGAAGCAACAGTATCCAATGTTAGACTTATTACTGATATTTCATCTGCTCTTGGCGGAAGTTTCTTTATTCCAGATCCAGACAATGGAGATAATCCAAAGTTTGAAACTGGAACTAATACATTTACTTTAACAAATGACCCGGATAATGATCAAAATGCTGCTACGACCATCGGTGAAGAAGCATATCCAACATCTGGAACATTAGAGACCGTACAAGGTCAAATTTTATCTGTTAGAAACGCAAGAATTGAAAATAGGCAAGAATTTGAGTCGGAGCTCGTTAACAGAACTCTTGATACTGAAGTCGTTTCTAGTAGAAATATTGGAACCGCATCCGTAAGTGAAAATGTTGTTGGTTGGTATGATCCACTTGCACAATCTTTCTTGGTTAAGGAAGCACCTGGCGTATTTGTAACCAAGTGCGACATATTCTTCCGCACTAAGGATGATGGTAATACTCCTGTTAAGTTCCAACTCAGAACTATGAAGGATGGTTTCCCAACTCCAAACATTCTTCCATTCTCTGAAGTTAATCTTGATCCAAATGAAGTTAATACTTCTGATGACGGAACAGTTGCTACTACAATTGAGTTTGATGCTCCAGTGTTCCTTGAGGGAGAAAACACTGAATATGCTATCTGCTTGATTTCTAACTCAACTAAGTATAGTGTTTATATTTCTAGAGTTGGTGAAAATGACATTGTAAGTGACACTTACATTTCTAACCAACCCACTCTGGGTTCTCTGTTTAAATCTCAGAACGCATCTACATGGGAGGCAAGCCAGTGGGAAGATCTCAAGTTCACTCTATACAGAGCAGAGTTTGAGACTACGGGAACTGTAGAACTTTATAGTCCAGAACTATCAGAGGGTAATAAGCAAATTGCCACTCTGGTAGAGAATCCCATCAACATTGTTTCCAAACAAATTCGTGTTGGACTGGGAACCACTGTTCATGACGCAGTGTATAATGTTGGAAATACATTCTTCCAAGGCCCTGATTCTGCACCAACAGCAACTGGCGATCTCGTTGGAGTTGCTGCAAGTGCAACTGGAACATTAACAATTACAAATCCAGGTGTTGGATATACTCCAGCAGATGGAACTCTACAGTTTAATGGTGTAAACCTTGTTACGGTTTCGGGAACTGGAGCAGATGCAACTGCGGACATTACTATTCGCGACGGTGTTGCTATCGGCGCAACTATTGCTGCAGGAGGAAATGGTTATCAGATTGGTGATGTTCTGACTGTGGGGAACATTGGTGTTGCAAGTGTTGGTAGAAACGTTAGATTTACAATCGCAGGAATCGGACAGACAACTCAGTTGATTCTGGACAATGTTCAAGGAGACTTTGTTGTTGGTGCTGCAGGAACTATTAAGTTCTTTAATAGTTCTGGAATTTCCACAGAACTCAATGGAGCAACTGCTGGAGGAAATGTAACTATTCCATCAGGTGGTATAACAGAAGTTTCGGATGGACTTCATATTAAAGTTAACCATAAGAACCATGGTATGAACTTTGATGATAACATTGTTAGAATTTCTAACGTTCTTCCAGATATCAAACCAACAAAACTTACTGCTGCTTATGATAAAGCATCTTCTGATCCAATCACAGTTACAGATGCGACTATCTTTAATAACTTTGAGGGAGTTGGTATTGGTACAACAAACACTGGATTGATTCTAATTGGAGAAGAACTTATTGAGTACACTTCTACAACTACAACAACAATTGGTGGTATTACTAGAGGTGTTCTTACTAAGTCATATCCAGTAGGAACTCCCGTTTATAAGTATGAACTTGGCGGAGTAAGTCTTGCCAGAATCAATAGAGCACACAACTTAAGTGCTGCTACTGTTTCTAATCCAATCACCCTCGATTCGTATCATATCAAACTTGATATGTCTCAAAAGTATGGAAATGGTAATACCAATGCTCTTGGTCCAAATAATAATGCAGACAGAAGTGTAAACACTCCATTTAATAAGTTATTCATTGGTGGAAGAAAAACCACTGGTGGAAACAATGTGAAGGCCACGCAAAACATTCCATTTGAGGGAGTTAAACCATTAGTTCACAACATGACAGTTGAGGGTACAACTCTTACTGCACAGATAAGAACGACTACTTCACAAAGCATTAGTGGTACAGAAATTCCTTATGTAAATGCAGGTTTTGAGGATGTTGCACTTAATCAAAATAATTACTTTACTTCACCTAGAGCAATCTTTTCTAAAGAGAATGAAGATGCTAAGTTAACTGCATTAACTGGTAATAAGTCCTTGCAAATGAGAATGTTCCTTGGGACTACTAATACTTTCGTAAGTCCTCAAATTGATCTCCAAAGATGTAGTTTAGAAACATTCTCAAATAGGATTAATAGTGAGATTACTAACTATGCAACTGATGCTAGAGTCAACACTCTCTTTGAGGACCCAAGTGCATGTCAATACATCTCTAAAGAAATTACTTTAGAGAACCCAGCATCTTCGATAAGAATTATGCTGGATGCTCATGTCAATCAAGTGTCTGATATTAGAGCATTCTATTCTGTGAGCGGAGATCCTGGATTTGAACCAATCTTTACACCATTCCCAGGATATGCAAACCTTAATACAAGAGGTGATATTATTAATGAAGCAGATAATAATGGAACACCAAACACATTTGTTGCACCTGCATTAAGTGAAGGATTTGGATATGATAATCTTGAACTTAAAGAACATGTATTTGAGGTAGATGGATTACCTTCATTCAGGTCCTATAGAATTAAGATTATTCTTGCTTCTACAAGTCAAGTACTTGTACCAAGAGTCAAGGACTTGAGAGTAATTGCTTTCGCATAATATGGAAATCTATTCGGTTAAAGGACACAGGGATCTTGCAAGAGATCCCGAAACAAATACAATAGTCAACGTGAATAAATCTGAATATGACCAATACATTGCCAAAAGAAAGGCAAAGTCTGAAAAGAATCAAAAAGTACAGACGATGGAGGAAGATCTTGCTAATGTAAAGAGTGAACTTAATGAAATCAAGTCGTTACTAAAGGAGTTAATCAATGGACCCAAATGATATTGAGATAAAAGGTTTGGAAAAATCTTTTGCATATCAGAAGATTGCATCTGAGATAGATAGTTGTAATGATCTCGAAATGTTAAAGAATATCGCAAAGTCCTTTGCAAAATTATATTATAAGCAGCAAGAAACAATCGCAATCATAGGATAACAAAATGGCCAGCAGAAATATCACTTTTGATCCAGATTTAGGTGTACCCTATGGCACCAACTTAACGATATATGGCGGCGCTGATTTTAGTACCACATTTAATATAACTAATACCGCAAATACAGCGTTTGATTTGACTAGTTACACTGGATCTGGTGCTATTTCTAAGAGCGTATCCATTGGAGCAACTTTGGGAATAACAACTTCTTTTACTGTTGGTATTACAAGTGCTGTTGGGGGTAAATTAAACATATCTCTAGGATCAACCGCAACTAGAAGTCTTACAGAGGGTAGATATGTCTATGATGTCCTGGTAAGTAGCGGATCAACCACATACACTCTTGTGAATGGAAATATTATGGTGGTTCCTCCTGTCTCATCAGCACCCTAAATACAGTTAGGAAACTAGCGGATAAATGGCTCAACCAACGAATAGGACTGAACTGATCAACTATTGCAAGAGGCAGTTGGGAGCTCCTGTGTTGGAGATCAACGTTGCCGATGAGCAAATTGATGACTTGGTTGATGATGCACTTCAATATTTCCACGAAAGACACTTTGATGGAGTAACGCAGACATTTCTGAAGTATAAAGTTACTCAAGATGATATTGATAGAGGTAAAGGAAGAGGTAGTAGTAATCCTATTGGTATCGTAACCACTACAGCATCCACAAACATTGTAGGAACTGCCACTACTTTCTCCTACGAAGAAAATAGCAACTACTTACAAATTCCACCACATGTAATAGGAATTAGTAAAATATTTCACTTTGATGGATCAAACACTACAACAAACAACATGTTTAGTGTTAAATATCAGTTGTTCTTAAACGATATCTACTATTTTGGATCAACAGAGATATTAACATATGCAATGACAAAGAGATATCTAGAAGATATTGATTTTGCATTAACCACTCAGAAACAAATAAGATTTAATCAAAGACAAGATAGACTATATCTTGATATTGATTGGGGAAGTGTTACGGTTGATGATTATATTGTTATTGACTGCTATAGACTTTTGGATCCAAATGATTTCTCAAGAGTTTATAATGATTCTTTTGTCAAGAGATATTTGACTGCTTTGATTAAAAGGCAATGGGGACAAAACTTGATTAAATTCCAAGGAGTAAAACTTCCTGGCGGAGTGGAATTAAATGGAAGACAAATTTATGATGATGCAGAGAAAGAATTAGATAAGATTAAAGAAGTTATGTCAAATACTTATGAACTTCCACCTTTTGATATGATAGGCTGATGTTAAATCCATATTTTACTCAAGGAACTAGATCTGAGCAGAACCTTGTTCAGGATTTAATCAACGAACAGTTGAGGATGTATGGCGTTGACATCTATTATATCCCTAGAAAGTATATGACAGAGAAAACTGTCATAAGAGAAGTTGTTCAGTCTAAATTTGACAATGCTCTACCTATTGAGGCATATGTGGATAACTATGATGCATATGCTGGAGCAGGAGATATCCTGTCAAAGTTTGGTGTTGAATCAAAAGATGAAGTAAGA